GCTCGTGATCGCCCTCGGGCTCCTCGCCCTGGTGCTCGTCGCCGGCGCCGTCCTGGTCGCCGCCTCGACTCCTCGCCGTTCCTGATCATCCGGCCGTGCGCCGCGCCCGCCCGTGGCGCACGGCCGACTCATGCAGAAAGCAACCCATGGACACCGAAGAGTTTCACGAACCCGTGCCCGGGCAATCCGACGTTTTCGACGTGCTCGTCGACCCCGCCCCGCCCCGCGTGCTCGGGCTCGACCTCGCCGCCGAGTGCTCGGGCGTCGCACTGCCCGACGGTTCGACGACGACGATCACGGCGCCCCGCGCGTCGGGCTCGCCCCGCACGCTCGCCGACAACCTCGACCGCATGGATTTCGTGACCGGCGCCGTCGAGGAGCTCCTCGAGGAGCACCGGCCGCGCCTGGTCGTGCTCGAGGACTACGCCCCGGGCGCTAAGGGCGCCTCGGCGCACCGGCTCGCCGAGGTCGGCGGTTGCGTGCGCCTCGCCTGCTACCGCGCGGGCGCTGCCCTGGTGCTCGTCGGCACGCGACAGGTCAAGCTCTACGCCACGGGCAAGGGAACCGCCCAGAAAAGCGACATGCGGCTCGCCCTGTACAAGCGTGCCGCCCTCGAGGTGCCGACCGAGGACGAGGTCGACGCCTGGTGGCTCAGAGCCATGGGGCGCGACCGTCTCGGTTCGCCCTCGGTAGTGGTGCCCGCCTCGCATCGGCGTGTGCTGGAAAACATCATGTGGCCCGAGGTCGCCCTCGGCGGTGCGGCATGACCAGTGACGCCGACCTGATCGACGGCGCCATCAGTGAGGCGCTCGCGCTCGCGGGCGCGGTCCGGCGCCGGGACTACTGGGACGTTCGCCGCATCCTGCACGCCCGGACCACGGGAGACGTGCCACAGCGGCGTATGTACGCGCTCATGATCGTGCTCGCCGCGGCCATGCCGGATGACTCGACCGTCGAGGAGCTCCTCGCGTGGGTGCACACGTGGCCCGAGCCGGTCGACGACGACCAGGCCGAGGAGAACCGCGCCGCCCTCGAGGGCGCACTCACCACCGAAGGGAAGCACTCATGACGACGGCAAAACTGGTCGCCCAACTACGCAAGCGCGTCGCCGAGGCACTCGCCCCGCACGCCGAGCGCCTGTATCAGCACCGCGGCGAGCGCCTGGTCGCCCTGGTCGAGCTCGAGGTATGCGAGCGCGTCGAGGTGACCGAGACCGACGAGGACGGCAACGAGTACCCGGCGCACACGGCCAAGCTGCGCGTGTCCGAGCTCGAGGTCGCCTCGGGCGAGCACGCCGACCACGTGCGCCGCGCGTTGCGGGCGCTATGGGCGAACAGGACGGCCGACGGGACGCTCGACGAGTCGGTCGCCCGCGCCGACGCCGACCGGGACGTGCGCCTGTTGCCCGGGCTCCTCGGCGATCACGCCGACCTGTAGCTCGCCCAGAAGAACGGGGCACCGCCGAGGAGCGGCGCCCATCCCACGACCAGGAAGGGCCCCGACGTGCCGTCACGATTCGCGTACGAGCGCGCGGTGCGCGATTCCGGATTGCCGCCCCCGGCGCGGCATATCGCGCTCACGCTCGCCACATGGGCCAACGTGACAACCGGCGTGATCCCCGACGAATACATGCCCAGCTTGACCAAGCTCGCCGACTCGACCGGCCTCGACCGCTCGACCGTCCGACGCCACCTCGACCGCCTCGAGGCCGAGGGGTGGGTCGAGCGCATCCGGCCGAGCGCGACCGAGGCGCGTCGCAAGAAGAAGCGCACCCGGTACCGGCTCCTCTCGCCCCTCGAGGCCGACCAGGGCGCCGACGAGCTAGGGGCACAGAACCCCAAAGTTGGGGGCACAGAGCCCCTAACCGAGGGCGAACTAGGGGCACAGCGCCCCCAGGTTGGGGGCGCACAGCCCCCAGAGCTAGGGGCACAGAACACCCGAGTTGGGGGCACAGCGCCCCCCAGTAGTTCCAAGTACCAGGAAGTGCCTTATCAGTCCCAGCGCGCGGGCGCGCGCGAGACGACGACGGGCAAACCCAGCATCACGGAACAGCTCGACGCCGCCGCTCGCGCGGCGTGCGCCGAGCTCGGCCGACGCACCGGCCGCGAGATCACGCCCCGTTGGGGGCGCCGGGTAGCCATGCACATTCTCGACTCGGCGCGCGGCGTCGTCGACGAGCCCGACCGGTACGTCGCCGCTGTGCGAGCGTGACATCTCGAGGTTCCTGCCGACGCCGACGCCGAGCGGCAAAGGCGTCGAGGAGGCGTTCGCCGACCGGGCCGAGCCCGAGACACCGACCGGGGGGCGCCCGGCACTCACCGTTCACCAGGGCGGCGCCGACGCCACTCGGGCGCCCTACAGGGTCGACGCCCATGCCCACGCCGCACGCGCCCGCGAGCTCCTCGGGCGCGACCGGCAGACCGCCGACTGATCACACACCGTTCCTGCCGGCAAAACCACAGTTAGGAATCCCAGGTCATGACCCGTCACACCACCACGCCGCCCGAGACTCTGCGGCTCCTCGCCGAGGAGCTCGACGACCTCGACGAACTCACCCTCGACCGCCCCGCCCTGGTCGAGCTCGCGTCGTTCTTCGCCTCGGCTCGGCGTCTGCATGACCGCCTCGGCCACACCGGCGCCGACACGCTCGTCGTGGTGACGCGCCTCGGCCGCGCCCTCGAGCGGCTCCTCGGCCGCGAGCACCAGGGCGACACCGACGACCAGGCGCTCGCCCGGTTCGTCGCGATCATCGACGGCCCCGACCTCGACGAGCTCACCCTCGACCGCGCCGTACTCGCCGAGCTCGCCGACACCCTCGACGCGCACCGGAACCTGTGGAGCGGGCCCGAGCGGTCGCCGGTCGCGTCTCGTCTGCGGGTGACCAGCCTCGGCCGCGCCCTCGAGTGGCGCCTCGGCCGCGAGCACCTGGTCGCCCCGCACCCGTTGCCCGAAGTTCCCACGGTCGAGGACGTGCGCGCCCATCCCGATTACTGGATCGCCGGCCCCGGGCGCCTGGTCGCCGAGCGCACCAGGTGCGCCCATGACTACTTTCTGACCGACTCGTGCCCGTGCTGCTGACCGGCTCCTGACATGCGAAAGGGCCCGCGTACCCCCTACGCGGGCCCTTCCGTCTTCCCCCATGCCGTGCCATCGGCATAACCGATCATATCCCAAAGGCATAATGACCATAGCCACTGTCTATCATCGCAGGGAGAGCGCATTGCACGCCGGTATCTGCTCCTCGCCCGAGTGCGACGAGATCACCGTCGACCCCACGTGCCGACGGTGCATTCATCGGCTCAGGCTCGCCCTGGTGCGCGTGGTCGACCTCGGCCTCGGCGTCGAGCTCGACCTCGCCCGGCGCCGAGGCGCGGTGTTCACCCGACCGGCCGACCGCACCCGAGGCGGCGAGCGCCCGATGATGTTCGACCCCGACGCCGCTCGGATCGCCTCGGCGCTGCACTCGACGCTCGTGTCGTGGGTGCGAGACGTCGCCGAGGACCTCGACCGCGAGGCGCCGCTCGCGGGGCCCGTATGCGCTCCCTGCACAGTGCGCGCCGAGTGCCGACACATCTCGTGCCGCACCGCCCGGGGCGACCGCGCCCCGCTCGACCGCCCCGACCACCTCGCCCGCTGGCTCCTCGACCACCTCCTCGACATCGGCCGACGCGACGACGGCGGGATCATGGTCGACGAGGTCGAGGCGATCACGGCCGAGGCCGAGCGCACCGTCGACCTACCGCCCTCGACCGTGCTCGCCGGTTCCTGCCCGGAATGCTCGGCGCCCGTCTACGCCCACCAGGGCGCCGCCCTCGGCCGCTGCACGGTGCCCGAGTGCGAGGGCACGGTACGCACCGACACCGGGCGAGCCGACCACCTCGACGCGCTCGCCGAGGCCGAGTTCACCGCGGCCGAGGTCGCCCGAGTGATGACCGCCCTCGGCGAACCGGTGACTCGCAACCAGGTTGCCCAGTGGCACGCCCGCGGCACGATCACGCCCTCGAGCTACGCGACCGCCCGGTCGACCAAGCGGTCGACCACCATCGACCAGGACGGCGCCGCGGCCGAGGAGCGCCGGCGCCCGCGGTTCCGCCTCGCCGACGTCCGCGCCCGACGGCGCACCGCACTAGCGCAAGGAATCACCACGTCATGACCGCCCCCTCGGCGACGCGCGCCCTCGAGTGGCCCGACATCACCGAACACGCACTCGCCTACGCCGACGGGCACGCCCTCGGCCTCGACGACGACCAGGTCGACGACGTCGTCGACCAGTGGCTCGACCACGCCCGGTCGGCCGGCGCCCGCGCCCCCTGGTCGCGCATCCGAGGCGCGCTCGTACACCGGGCCCTCGGCGACCACTGGCACCCGCCCGGGCCCGCGTGACGCACAACACCCGCACACCTGTTCGACACCAGGTGACGCGACGTGTCATCATTCCGTGCAGCGCCACACGTGCGCCCGCAGACCACCACCCGCGCCCCGGCCACCGTCCCCGGGGCGCTTTTCGTTGTGGGGGGTGATCTCGTGTGGCCACCTCGAGGAGTCGCCGCGGTCGACCGGTCGACCAGGACACTCGCGCGCGCGTGCGCGAGCTCGCCGCCGACGGTTGGGGCCGAAACCGGATCGCCCGCGAGGTCGGGCTCAGTGGCTCGACCGTCTCGGGCATCATCCGGGACGCGCCCGACGTGTCGTTCGATCGGACGGCGACCGCCGAGGCGACCGAGGCCGCTCGCGTCGACGCCGCCGAGCGGCGCGCCGAGTTGTCGCTCGCGCTCCTCGAGGACGCTCACCGGCTACGCGCCCAACTCTGGCAACCGTGCACGGTCGGCGCGTTCGGCGGTCGCGACAACGTGTGGACCGAGACGCGCCTCGCCGAGCCGACGTTCGCCGACAAGCGCGCCATCTTGACCGCGGTTGGCAACGCCGTTCGGGATCATGTCCGCCTCGAGCAGGTCGACAGCGACGGAGGCGCGGCCGAGGCCGGTTCCATGCTCGCCGACCTGATGACCGGGCTACAGGCGGCGCACGCCGCACAGCTCGCCGCCGGCGCCGCCGAACCGGCCGACGCCGACGGCGACGGCGACCAGGGCGACGCCGAGGCGCCCTAGCTTCCCAGAACCTTGGATTATCGGAAGCCAGAAACGGGCGCCGAGACGCCCTCGAGGGGGTCCCGTGCGCCCCCCGATTCCACTCTCACCGAAGCAACTCGCGAGCGTGGCGACGTCGACGGCCGAGGTCAATCTCTGGCACGGGAGCATCCGAAGCGGGAAGACCATTGCGAGCTTGCTCCGGTGGCTGATCTACGTCGCGAGCGCACCCCGGGGCGGCGCCCTGGTCGTCGTCGCCCGCACCAGGGACAGCGCGTTTCGAAACGTGTTCTCGCCGCTGATGGACGCCACCCTGTTCGGGGCGCTCGCCGACAAAGTCTCGTACACGTCCGGCGCGCCGACGGCGACGATCCTCGGCCGGACCGTGCACGTGCTCGGCGCGTCCGACAAAAAGGCCGAGAAGATCCTCCGAGGGCTCACGTGCGCCGGGGCATACGTCGACGAGTTGACCGTGATCGAAGAGCAGTTCTTCACCCAGCTCCTCGGCCGACTGTCCGTGCCCGGCGCCCAGATTTTCGGCACGACCAACCCCGATTCGCCTGGTCACTGGCTCAGACGCCGGTTCCTCGACCGGCTCGCCGAGCTCCCCAACTGGCGAACGTTCGGGTTCGTCATGGACGACAACCCGAGCCTGACCGAGGAGTACAAGCGGGCCCGCGCCCGCGAGTTCACCGGCCTTTGGTATCGGCGTTTCATTCTCGGCCATTGGGTCGCCGCCGAGGGCGCGGTCTATGACTGCTGGGACCCGACCGAGCACGTCGTCGCCTGGTCGTCCCTGCCCGACCTGGTCAGCATGATCAGCGTCGGCGTCGACTACGGCACCACGAACCCCACCTCGGCGATCGTGCTCGGCCTCGGCGTCGACGGCCGTCTCTACCTGGTCGACGAGTACCGGTTCGACCCTGCCCAGACACAGCGGCGTCTGACCGACTCCCAGCTCGCCGCCGAGCTCCGAGCGTGGCTCGACCGACCGCACCACCCGCGGCAAAGGTCGATGCGCCCACAGTTCGTCGTGGTCGACCCGAGCGCCGCGAGTTTCCGCGTGCAGCTCGCCACCGACGGCGTGACGGGCGTGACCGACGCCGACAACGCGGTTCTGTACGGAATCCGGCTCACGGCGTCGCTGCTCTCCTCGGGCGCCCTGGTCGTCGCCGACCGGTGCCGCGGGTTCATTGCCGAGGCGCCCGGCTATTCCTGGTCGGACTCGGCGACCGAGGAGGGACGCGACGAGGTCGTCAAGGTCGCCGATCACAGCCTCGACGCCGGGCGCTACGCCCTGGTGACCACCGAACGACTCTGGCGACCGCACGTGCGCCTCGCCGCCTAGGAAGGGAACCCATGAACGCCGACCAGGACGCCGCCGAGGCGCCCGCGCCCGTGCCCACCCTCGAGGAGGCACTCGGCGCCGCGGCTCAGGCCGTGCGCCGCGCCGAGGGCGAGTTCATGACCGGGCCCGAGGCCGAGCAGTACCTCGCGACCGCCGACCGATGGCTCGCTATCGCCGACCGGCTCAGGCCGTAAGGGGGCGACCAGGTGCTCACTGTCCAGCCGCGCGAGCTCGCCCCGCACATCCGACCCGACCGGCCGCTCGTCTACCTGGTCGCGTGCGCCCGCACCGGCCGACCGGTTCCCCATGGCGTACACGCCGACCTCGGCCGCGCCGAGGCACACCTCGCCCGGCTCCTCGCCCAGGACGCCGCCGGCGCCGCCGAGGCCGAGCGCCTCGACCAGGCCGCGCGGCGCGCCGACCGCGCCCGGATCGCCGAGCGCCTCGAGCGGGAAGCCCGAGCCGACCGTGCGCGCGACGACGAGCGTCGCACCCGTTCCAAGCGGCGTCGCGAGCGGGCCCGGATCGCCGCACGGCGCCGACGCGAGGAGAAGCGCCGCGAGCGCGCCGAGGAGGTGACCGGCCGTGCCGTTGCCCTCTAGTGGCGCGTGGCCACCGCGCCCGTTCGACGACGCCGTCGCCCAGATGCGCATCTGGGACGCCTGGTATGCGGGCGACGCCGACCAACTCGCCGAGACCTACCAACGCGGCGACGGGCGCACCCGCACGCGCCCCGCTCAGCATGCCGGGGGGCTCGTCGGCACGCTCGCCCGGTTCTTTTGGGGGCGCCCCAACCCCCCGAACCAACACCGGGCCCGGTTGCACGTGCCGCTCGCGACCGATATCGCCGAGGCGTCCGCGAGCCTGTTGTTCGCCGACCCGCCCCGATTCGAGACCGAACTCGAGGCCGGTCAAAAGCGCCTCGACCGCGTGCTCAACACCGCGGGCACACATGCCTCGCTACTCGAGTCGGCCGAGACATGCTCGGCGCTCGGCGGCTCGTACCTGCGTGTGGCCTGGGATTCCGAGATCGCCGACGCCCCGTGGCTCGACACCGTCGACGCCGACGCCGGCATTCCCGACTACAGGTGGGGGCGCCTGTTCGCCGTGACGTTCTGGCGCACCCTGCCTGACCCCTACCGCACGGGCGCCACGTGGCGCCACCTCGAGCGGCACGAGGTCGGCCGCATCCTGCACGGGCTCTATCTCGGCGACTCGCAATCGCTCGGCCGCATGATGCCGCTCGAGGAGCACCCCGAAACCGAGCGCCTCGGCGCCCTGGTCGACGGCGAGGGCGCCGTGATGACCGGCTCGAAACGGCTCACCGCGGCGTACATCCCGAACGTTCGCCCGGCGCCGCTGTGGCGCGGCGTGCCCGAGCTCGCCGAGCTCGGCCGGTCCGACTACGCGGGCGCCGAGCCGGTCCTCGACGCGCTCGACGAGACCTATTCAAGCTGGATGCGCGACGTCAAGCTCGCGAAAGCCAGGATCATGGTTCCGGCCGGTTACCTCGCCAACCAGGGCCCCGGGAAGGGCGCCACGTTCGACGAGGATCAGGAAGTGTTCCAAGAACTGAACATGATGGGCGCCGCGGGTGGCACGAGCGGCTCACAGATCACGTTGCACCAGTTCGCCATCAGGGTCGAGGAGCACCGGGCGACCGCGGGCGAGCTCACGCGCCGAGCACTCGACCGCGCCGGACTCTCGCCGGCAACCCTCGGCCGAGACGACGACGGCGCCTCGAGCTCCTCGCGCACCGCAACCGAGGTCGTCGCCAACACCGACAGATCCGAACTCACCAGGAAGAAGAAAGCCCGCTATCACGAGGCCGCCCTCGAGCCGATCGCCGGGGCGCTCCTCGACGTCGACGCGACGCACTTTCGAGGGCGCGCCGCCGAGGCCGAGGTGTCGCTCGTGTGGCCCGACCGGTCTCAGCCCGACCCCGAGACGCTCGCGCGCACCGCCGAGTCGCTCAGGCGCGCCGAGGCCGCCTCGACTGAGGTCATCGTGCGCACCGCTCAGCCGAACCTGTCGGGCGAGGAGCTCGACGCCGAAGTCGCCCGCGTGCTCGCCGAGTCCGGGCGCCTGGTGCCCGACCCTGCCACGTGGCGCGGCGACGACCACTAGAACGGCCGTCGCCTGGTGTTCGGCCGGCGACATGCCCAACGTGACGAGCACCAGGTCGAGGGGGTGCTCGTATGGCGTGGGAACCACCGCCCGGGATGCCGCCGGGCGCCGTCGCCGACCGGCTCGCCGCCGACCTCGCCGGGATGTACGGCGACCTCGAGGAGCGGCTCGCCGGGCAGATCGCCCTACACGCGCGCACGCACGGCGCCGCGCCCGAGTGGGCGAACGAGCGGCTCGCCGCGGTGCGCGAGCTCCGCGCCACCGCCGAGCGGATGGCGACCGAGCTCACCTCGGCCGCGCGCGACCAGGTCGCCGAGGCGATCGTGACCGCGTGGCGCCACGGGGGCGCCGAGGCAGTGCGCACGCTCGCCGAGCTCGGCGGGCTCGACGTCGACACCGCCGCTCAGCTCGACGACGTCGCCCCCGGGTGGCGTGCGGCCGAGCGGATCATCGCCGACACCGTCTCGGCCGTCGAGGGGGTCGAGCACCGGATCACCAGGTGGGCCGACGACGCCTATCGGGTGGCGGTCGCCGCCGCCGCGGCCGAGTCGCTCACCGCGGGCGACTCGATTCACCTCGCACAGCGCCGAGCGTGGGATCGGCTCGTGTCCCGAGGTATCACCGGTTTCGTTGACGTGACCGGGCGCCCGTGGAACCTCGCCTCATACGTGGAAATGGCCACCAGAACGGCTATGTCGCGCGCGTGGCAGGACGCCCACCAGGCGCGCATGCAAGAGGCCGGGATCACGCTTTACACCGTCTCGGCGACCCGTGACGGGTGCGCGCGGTGCGCGTCCTGGTCGGGGCGCATCCTCTCCCCCGACCAGGGCGGCGACGTCGAGGCGGTCAACCCGCTCACGGGGGCGACCGAGTCGGTTCGTGTCGACGGCACGATCGACCAGGCGCGCGGCGCCGGTCTGTTCCACCCGAATTGCAGGCACACCCTGTTGCCGTACATGCCGGGCGTCACCCGACCCAAGGCGCCCCCGCACGATCCCAAGGCCGAGGCCGACCGCGAGCGACAGCGCTACCTAGAGCGCAAGGTGCGCGAGTGGAAACGCAAAGAGGCCGGGGCCCTCGGCGACGGCGGACGTCGCGCCGCTCAAGCCCAGGTGCGCGCCTATCAGGCGAAAATCCGCGAGCTCGTATCCGAGACCGGACTCGTGCGGCGCCGGTACCGGGAACAGCTCAACCTAGGCCACGGGCGCACGACCGGCCGGTTCCGTGCCGAGCCTGCCCAACAGTCGCCGCGCCCCGACGCCGCACCGCCGACCAGGCCACCGACCGAAATCGTCCGACTCGCCCGGCGCTCGGCCACCGAACCACCGCCCTCGGGCGCACTCGCCCGCATGTCCGACGACGACGTCGAGCTCGCCATGTGGCAGGCACAGCGCGCCGGGGACTACGAACGGGCTCTCACCGCCGAACGCGAGTGGCGCCGGCGCGAGCTTCGCAGGCTCACCGACGACGAGCTCGACGCCGACATGGTGCGCCGGGTCTCCTCGGGCGACTATGACGGCGCCCTCGAGGCCGAGGCCGAGCTCGAGCGCAGGCACCGGGCCCGCGAGCGGTCGAGGGCGCACCGTGCGGCGCGTCGGCAGGCTCAGGCCGACGAGCTCGAGCGGCTCCTCGGCGAGGGTGTTCCGGCCGACGTCGCTATGTCCGAGGCGTACGGAATGGCTCTGGACACGGTTCGGCGGCGTCTGGCGATCGACGCGCTACGCGCTCAGGGGTACAGGGGACGGTCATTCGAGGAGCTCGCCCGCGAGTCCTATCGCGACGAGGTCTCGCGTTTGTGGGTGATCGCCGAGGGCGCGACCCGTGGCCACTACCTGAAACCGGCCTACCGCGGGAAGGGAATCGAGCTCGCCGACCTGTACACAATGCCGCTCAGGCGGGCGCGCGCCTATGCGTCCGAGGAGTTGCTCAGGCATTGGCAGGCGACCGGGGGTAGGCTCACGTTCAAAGATTGGCGCGACCAGTTGCTCGGCGATCCCGGCGCTATCCAGCGCCGCCGAGAAGGAACGGCAGGAGGGGGCGACTTCACGTGAGCGAGACACCCGCGCCCCCCTCGGGCGCCGACCTGATCAGGGCGGCTCAGGCGGGCGCTCAGGCACGCGCCGCCGGCGCCGAGGTGACCGCGTGCCCGTACCACCCGAGCGCCCCCGCACAGCGCGAGCGGCTTCTCGCCGCACTGTGGATCAACGGATACAACCGCGCCTAGTCGTCGCCCTCGGGCGCGCGGGGGCGCCGCCCTCGACCGGGCATCCCGGCGCGCCACTTGCGAACCTCCTCGAGGCGCCCCACGCCCCACCCGTAAGCCTCACCGACGACCACGTCGGGCGCGGGAAACGGGTGTGTGCTCTCCGAGGGGTAGCGCTCGAGCCACTTCGCAACGGTCGACCGGCTCACGCCGAGACGACGGCCGAGCTCGCGGGTTCCCAGGTAACGGGGCGCGTCCGGGTAAGGCAGTGGTTCGGTCATGTGGGTCATTGTCTCGTCTCCTGAACAGGGAAGGGCCCCGGGCGGGCGCCCGGGGCCGGTCGAGTGGCTAGCTGGCCTGTAGGGCGGCGCGCACGTGCTCGCCGAGTGCGGTCAAGCGGGTGGCCTTGACGTCGGTCACGAGACCTTTCTCGTGCGCCTTGTGGCGCGTCTGGTAGTGCCACGTGCGCCCGTTCAGGTCGAGGAGCATTGCGCGCATGCTGGGAGACATGCCGAGCGCGTCGAGGTCAACCTCGGGCGCCTCGGCCTCGGCCTGGTCGTCGTCGGCGAGCACCTGGTCGACCTCGGCCACCCACGGGAGGTCGCCACAGCATGCGAGCCAGACGAAATCGCCGTCGAGCTCGTCGGGCGAGTAACCCTCGTCGACGAAATCCGACATGAACTCGGCGACCACGCCGAGCTTGTCGGCCGAGCGGATCACCTCGGGTGTGTTGCCATAGCGGGCGCGGTCGCGAGCGACGTCGCCGCACTCGGCGGCGTGCACGCGAATGTCGCCGAGCGCCGTGTTCAGTACGGCGAACTTGCGCTCGACCGCAACCTCGGCCGCGGGCTCGACCTCGGCGGGCGCCTGGTCGGCCGCCGGCGCCGGGGCCGGTGCGAGCTCCTCGGCCACGGGCACGATGCGCACGAACAGCGGGCTCGAGGCGATCTCGGCGCACCGCTTGCACGTGACGGGCGTCTGCCCGACGGTGCGGTACCGGCTCGAGTCGACCGACTTACGGCAGTAGGGCACGGGCTCGTCGTGCGAGGTGCCCATGTGCACCTTCCCCCCGCGCAGGGCGACCACGTTCGGGATGTAGGCGCGCACGGGCTCCTCGGCAGGCTCCTCGACGACCGGCTCGACCTCGGTCTCGGCGGCGTCGGTGGCCACGCTCAGGGCGGCGACCCAACGCTCGGCCGCGCCCTCGGGCAGGTCGGCCGTGATGTAGGAGCGGGCGACGTCGAGGCGCTCGGCGTCGGCGGCGCGCTCGGCCTCGACCTCGGCGGCGTCGGTGGCGATCTGCTCCTCGACGGCGCCGATGATCGTGCCCTCGGTCGGCAGGTAGGGGGTCATGTCGATCAGAACCGGCTGAGTGGTCATCGTGAGGGGCCTTTCGAGAGACGTTGTCGCGCTTGTTGACAAACTTAGGGCACCTCCAAAGAGTTTGTCAACATGCGCGACATTCAAGCTTCCCGCGGGGGTCCCTCCTCGCGGGTTTTTCATGCCCGAGGCCAGGCGCCGACGGCACGATCACCAGGAGAAACGCACCATGGACGCACCCGCGGGCCAGGCGCCCCAGGACGCGAACACCGGCAACGGCGACCAGGGCGGCGCGACCGGCGCCCCCTCGACCGAGGCCAACAACACCAACCAGGGCGCGCCCGGCGCGCCCGTCGGCAACCAGGGAACCCACCAGGGCGACCAGGGCGCCGCGCCCTCGACCGGCGACCAGGGCCAGGCGTCCAACGCCGACGCCGAGCGCGTCGAGGACTTGCCCGAGTGGGCACAGCGCATCATCCGCACCACCCGCGCCGAGGCCGCCGAGAACCGCACCAACCGCACCGCGGCCGAACAGGCACTCGACCAAATTCGGCGAGCCATCGACCCCAACGCCGACGGCGACCAGGGCCAGGCGCCCGGCGCCGAGGAGCTCACGGGACAGCTCGCCGCCGAACGCGAGGCACGGCGCGCCCAGGCCGCCGAGCTCGTGCTCTACCGGACCGCGGGCGACCTCGGCGTCGACCCCGGCGCGGTCGCCGACTCGCGGTCATTCGAGCGGGCGCTCGCCGAGCTCGACCCGACCGCGGCCGATTTCGCCGACAAGGTCAAGGCCGCGGCGACCGCCTCGGCCGCGGCCAACCCACGACTCAAGGCGAGTCCGGGCCCGTCGGCGAGCTCGACCGGCCGGTTCGGTGGCCGGCCAACGCCGACCGAGGAGACCGACCCGCGCAAGCTCGCGGCGCTGATCGCCAACAAGTCACACAACAACTAGACACCGCGCCCGAGGGCGCACCGGCCGAAAGGAGGTGCGCCCCGTGGCGCACACCTGGATCAACCCCGAAGTACTGATTAACTCCTCGCTCGGCGTGCTCGAGCACGAGCTCGTGCTCGCGTCGTTCACGTGGCGCGACGCCGACGTCCATTTCACCGGCAACGTGGGCCCGCGTGGCGACGTCGTCAACATCCGCGTACCGGCGCGCACCCGCGCCCGGGAACTGCCGTGGCGCTCGCGCACCGCGGAGATTCAGACCGATGAGCTGCACGAGGGGCTCGTCGGCGTGCGGATGAACAGGCACGCATACAACGCCATCGACTACCTCGACGAGTACAACACCCTGAGCATCGGCGAGTTCGGGCCGCGGGTGCTCGCCCCGCAGTCGCGCGCGGTCGCCGCGTTCATCGACGGCGCGGTCGCGACCACCATGGAGACGGCGCCCTACGTCGAGACGGTCACGCTCGACCCGCAGGGGCTCAACCGCGGGTACCTGGCGTTGCGCAAGTGCCGGTCGTTCCTGAACCGCAACCACGTCGACATGGCCGGTCGGTTCTGCATCGTGGGCCAGGATCTCGAGGACGCCATCCTCGACGACCCGAACCTCATCGCGGCCGACTCCTCGGGCTCGACCGGAGTTCTGCGCGAGGCGCACATCGGTCGACTCGCCGGGTTCGACGTCTACGTCTCCCAGGCGATCCCGCCGGCCGAGGGCTACGCCTTCCACCGGACGGCGTTCCCGTTGGTGAACCGCGCGCCGGCGATCCCGCGGGGCGTGTCCTACGGTGCTGAGGGCACGCACGCCGGGTACGCGCTCCGGTACGTGCAGGACTACGACAGCCGCTATGCGCGCGAGCGGTCGCTCGTGAGCACGTTCTTCGGAACCGGGTACAACGAGGACTTCGTCGACCCGATGAAGGTCGGCGAGGACGACCCGAAGCACTTCGTACGCGGTGTGAAAATCATCCTCGGCGAGGAGCCGGTCGAGGGCGCCTCGACCCTGTCGACCCTGTCGGCCGCGCCCGGCGCCGCCGGCAACCAGGGCGACGCCGACCAGGCCGAGGCCGACGCCGACAAGGCCGACCAGGGCGCGACGACCAAGTCGACCAAGGGCAAGTAATGGCGCGCACGTACGCGACGCTCGGCGAGTTCGCCGAGTGGACCGGCGAGGGCGCCGCCGAGGCCGAGGTCGTGCCCATGCTCCGGCGCGCCTCGGCCCTGGTCGACAACCTGATCATGACCGCCCGGTACCCGGTCGACTCGGCCGGGATGCCGACCGAGGAGCGCGTGCGCGAGGCGCTACGCGACGCCGTGTGCGCACAGGTCGCGTGGTGGGCAGAGACGGGCGACGCCTCGGGCGCGTCCGGTCAGTACACGGCCGTATCCCTCGGTTCCCTGTCCCTCGAGCGGGCGCCCCGCTCGCCCGCGGGCGACGCTCAGGCCGGGCGTGTGGCGCCCGAGGCCGTGCAGACACTCGCGACCGCCGGGCTACTGGCTCAGGCGCCCGGCGCCGTATGAGGGGGTGCGCGTGCGTATCCCTCGGTCGCTGCTACCGCACCGGGTGACGGTGCGCCGCTACCTCGGGACCGGCGCGGCCGGCCCCGTGCTCGGCGATCCGGTCGAGCTACGCGCCTACGTCGAGGACGCCCGGCGCCTGGTGCGCCGCGGCGTCGACGGCGTCGAGGTCGTGAGCGAGACGACCGTGTACCTCGCCCCGCTACCGGCGGGCGAGGAGATCCCGCCCGAGTCCGAGGTCGTGACGCCGACCAGGACGGCGCGCGTGATCACGAGCTCGGTTTTCGATCACCCGCGGGCGCCCTCGCACGTGGCGCTCGCACTCACCTAATCGCCCGCTCGGCCGAGGCCGCGCCCTGGTGCTCGTCGCCGGCTGAGCGCTCAGCAATCAGAAGGGGGGCGCCCGTGGCGCGGTCGTTCTCTATGTCGTGGAACGGTGCCCAGGTCACGAACACCGTGCGCGCCGGGGCCGGTGACGGTTTGCAGCTCGCGGCCGAGCACGTGCGGGGGGCGGCGATCCCACGGACGCCGCTCGATACCGCGGCGCTCAGGAACTCGGCGACGGCGTCGTCGGATGCGGCGAACCTACGCGCGGCCGTCTCGTATGACACTCCGTACGCGGTGCGCCAACACGAGGAGCTCGGGTATCGGCACCGGGACGGCGAGGCGAAATACCTCGAGCGCACCATGTCGGCCGAACAGGCGCGGGTGCGGGCGATCCTCGCCGCGGCGATTCAGAGGCGCACGTGAGTACGCGGGCGCTCCTCGAGGGGCTCGCCGAGCGGCTCGACCAGGCGGGCGCCGGAACCTATCGCGCCGACAGCTCGGCCTACCTGTCGGGCGAGACGGCGATCGTGTTCGGCATCCTGCCGAGCTCGCCCGAGTCGGCAATCGCCATCACGCCGTATGAGTCCCTCGACGACGTCGGGCACGCCGACCGGCTCGTGTCCCTACAGGTGCGCATGCGCTCGCCCGGGCATGACCCGCGGGCCCTATGGGACACCGCCGACCGCGTGTTCGGCGCGCTGCACGACGTCGGCTCGTACACCCTCGGCGGCGTGCGCGTGGCCTGGTCGGCGCGCACCATCACGGCGCCCCTCGGCCTCGACGACAACGGTCGGCACGAACAGGCCGACAGCTACCAATTCCAACTCACGTAAGGACGTACAACCATGCTGCGCTCACTGCTGGCCAAGGATTGGCGCCTCGAGGTCGACACCGGCGACCAGGGAACGCCCGAGTGGACTGTCGTCCGCGGGCTCACGCAGATGTCGGAATCCCTCGACGCCAACGACGAGGACGACAGCACGTTCGACGGCGACGGCTGGTCGAGCTCAGTCGTCACACAGCGGACGTGGTCGCTCGAGTGCGAAGGGCGACGCAAGCGCACCGACGAGACCCAGTTCGCCCCCGACCCCGGACAGGAACACATCCGGCGCGCCGGCCGCGTGGTCGGCATCGGCGCCGACATCGCGGTGCGCTGGTACCGGCGCGACGGCGCCCCCGACGCCTACGAGGGTCGCGCCTCGGTCAAGCTCGGCGGCTCGGGCGGAAGCGTGACCGACCTCGAGCCGTTCAACTTCACTCTCTCCGGCCAGGGGGCGCCGGTCGAGATCCCCAACCCCGCCAACGGTGACGGCGAGGAGGGCGGCGAGGCCCAGGGCCTCGCGACCCTGTCCAGCTTCGACCCCGCAGTCGACCCCGACCACCCCGAGGCGACCACCCGCACCACCAAGAAGGGCAGCAAGTAGCACATGGCCGAATACAGGGAACTCGACAAGTTCCTCGACTCCTCGCTCACGCTCCCCTACCGGGGGCGCAAGTACGAAGTCCCCGACCCCGGATGGGAAAACGTGCTCTGGCTCGAGGGCAAGATGAAGGCGCTCGGGCGCGTTGCTGCGGGGGGCGAGCTCGACGACGCCGACCGCGAGGTACTAAGCGACGCCGACACCGACGCCCTGTTCGAGGTCGCGCTCGGCTCGGCCTATGACGACATGATCGAGGACGGGTGCCCGAGCTCGTTCGTCAAGCACGCCGGGTTGACCGCGGTCATGCATTGGGCTGTCGGCGAAGACCAGGCGGTCGCGTTCTGGGAGTCAGGTGGTGACCCGGAACTCATGGCCGCCTCGACGGGCAACAGGCGCGCCCGTCGGGCGGCCCAGTCGACCCGGAAACAGGGCTCGCGGAGTGGTACGAACCGGAGCCGCCGAGGGGGCCGGCGCTCGCCGAGGTCCTCCGACACTGGTCGCTCGTCGAGCTCTCATTCGCCGAGCACTACCGAATAGACCTCGACGACGAGGCGATCCGGCGCCGTTCGTGGCGCTGGTTTCAAGTGCGCCTGTCCGGCCTGATCACCGCCGAGACGCGCCTACGTCGGGCCCTGTATCCCGACGAGCACAAGAAGCAGCAGAAGACCGGCCGTAGGTAGTACGGCGCCCGTGCGGCGCCCTCGAGCACATGATCGGGGGTGCCGTTGTGGCGTTGACTATCGGCGAGCTCGTCGGATTCCTGCGCGTCGACGCGACCCAATGGGACCAGGGACTCAGTCGCGCCCGGCGCGGATTCGAGGACGTCGGTACGCGCGTTTCGCGCGTGGGCGATTCCATGGCGGGCGTCGGGCAGACGCTCACGACCAACGTGTCTTTGCCGCTCGCGGCGACCGCGGGCGCCGCCCTGAAAATGGGTGGCGACTTCGAAGCGAGCATGAACCGCGTCAAGGCGGTTTCGGGCGCGACTGGTGAGCAGTTCGACCAGCTATCCGGGCTCGCTAAAGAGCTCGGCGCCACGACCCAGTTCTCGGCCAGCGAAGCGGCCGAGGGCATGGGATTTCTGGCAATGGCTGGTTTCGAGACCGAAGAAATCATGTCGGCATTGCCGGGTGTTCTCGACCTTGCTGCGGCTGGTGCGATCGACCTCGGCACAGCGGCCGATATCGCGTCGAACGTGTTGTCGGGGTATGCGCTCGAGGTCGACGAGCTCGGCCGAGTAAACGATGTTCTGGCGAAAACGTTCACGTCGACCAATGTCGACATGAACATGTTGGGCGAGTCATTTAAATATGTTGGCCCGGTCGCCGCCTCGGCTGGTCTTTCTTTCGAGGAAACGTCGGCCGCTATTGGCATGCTCGGAAATGCGGGCATTCAGGGTTCCGAGGCCGGTACGGCGCTACGTGGCTCTATCGCCCGCCTGCTTTCACCGAC